ATTTTGGTAAAGTTGCCCTTGTGACAATTATGCACTAATACATTATTGGCGAAATAATTGTTATTCCCTTCTACTTCAAGATTATAGACAAAACCGTTTCCAACCCCTCCTGTATCTGTTTGTTTGTAAAACTCAACACTTTCCACTGTTTGCCAGTTAAGTGTTTGTCCTTTCTTTTGTCTGCCCGCTGAACCTTCAATGATCCGTGCGAAGATCCGTCGATCTCTATAGCTATTTTTAATACTGGATTGGCTATATCTATCTTGTAATGATAAGGGAGATACCCCCCACCTGTTACGTGAATAAATTCTGGATACCACCCTTCTGGAAGTTGGTCCAATAGAATCTTCTGTGATTTTGTCAACCCTCGTCCGTTTCCTCCTTGAGTTTTTGGCTTGTGATTCATCTTTTTCAAGGTGTGGGACATTTTTTGTCTCGACGACTCGTTGTCCATTGGATTGTTCTTCTTGAGTTTGATTGATCGAAACTTTGCCGTACACTCTTTTGAGCAGGTGACTTTTACCCCTTGATGAGCTTTGTACCACTTCCGACCCATTGTTTCGTACGTCATCTCCTTGCTGCATACTGAGCAGTAAAATTTCGTCTCCCTGTTTAATTTCTTTTGCGCTGACATAACCCTTGTTTTTTACAAATATTGGATGTTCTTTTGTGCATTTAATAGCCCCACAAAGGTAATCTATTTTTATCAATTCGGGGTCAACTAAGGTGTTTTTTATTAGATGGAGCACTCTTTTTCTTTCGACTACTCCTTTTCGGTGGTTGAAACTTTTTACATAATCACCCGACTTAATGTCTTCTATGTTTCTACCGTCTACTTTAGTCCCAGATGGGAAACACTCATCTATGATTACTAAGTCAGGCATCCAATCAAGAATATAACGCCAATCAGTTTCGCCGCTTTTCCATTTATACAGTAGCCCACCATCTAGCTGCTTTGTTGCTTTGTCCCATCTACGTTTTACCGTTTCGATCATTCCAATCATCACGGACGCTTGAGTATGGATGTGCTTTGATTTGGCGTGGATCACCTCAATCGGGACGCCTGTCATCTCGACTGCCTTCATGGTCTGCTTAAATAACTCGATCCGATCCGTTAGGATCAGAACCCGATTACCTCTGGATGATGCTACAACAGTCATATTACTAAAGACAACCGTTTTTCCAGATCCAGTAGGCAGACAAAGGACAATCCGCTGATGTCCTTTTTTGAACTCCTCCCGCATTTGGTTGATTGACTCCGTTTGATAGGGGCGTAGCTGAACCATTCGAACCTATTTGTTAAGTTTTGACACTTTTTCAGCAGCCCGTATCAATATTCCATACTCCTCTATTTGAGAATCAGAATAGCCATGTTTTTTTCCGATAGATTTGAATCGTTTTTTCCATTGACTAAACGAGAGTTCTACACATCCTATCCTTAAATATCCTTTTTTGCATTCAGAAATAAAGTGATAGGTTCCTTGAATTTGAAATGGAGATTTCTTCCAAGCTGAGCCGTAAACCCAAGCTGAGCCGTAAACCCTAGCTGAGCCGTAAACCCTAGCTGAGCTGGAAACCCTAGCTGAGCTGGAAACCCAAGCTGAGCCGTAAACCTCCGCTTCGCCGTAAACCCAAGCTGAGCCGTAAACCCAAGCTGAGCCGTAAACCCTAGCTGAGCTGGAAACCCTAGCTTCGCCGGAAACCCTAGCTGAGCCGTAAACCCTAGCTTCGCCGAAAACCCTAGCTGAGCTGGAAACCCTAGCTGAGCCGTAAACCCTAGCTGAGCCGTAAACCTCCGCTTCGCCGTAAACCCAAGCTTCGTCGTGAACATTATTCTCTTTCTCTACCCATCCGCCTTTTTCACCCTTGTCTATACTTCCAAACGACTTTGTGCATTCGATTCTAAACAAGGTAACCCCTAAGAAATTAACTTTTGTTTCCTCTGTTAATTTAAAATTTTTATCCTTCAGCATGATTCTTCAGTTAGTTAGTCCGAACTCCCAACCCGACGCACAATTGCGGAACTGTGACGGGTCGGGTCGGGGTTCAGATTCTATTAATATCGTGTGATGACTTCCGCAATTGTCTGGGCAATATTACAACCTTATTCTTGACTGTGTGAGTAGTGTTACTAATTAAACGAAATACATGCGTTTTGTTAAGAATCTTATTTATTTGTTATTATATAAACATTCTGTTAAATTCTTAACACTTTGTGAATATGTTGACATTCTGTTAAAATTCTACATTTCTGGTTTTGGTTGAAATTCTGTTAAGAATTTAACACTTTGTTTATATTTTAACGTTTTAAGCCTTTGGGGTAGGGTTAGGGGTAGGGGATAAAAAACCTACCCCTACCCCACTCAATCGACCTGACGATATACGTTACAGCCTGTTTACCCGTTTAGGGGTAGGGTTCTTTATACTCTTTTCTTTATTATAGGAAATAAAAAACTTTTCTACTGGGGTAGTAGAATGGAATTGTTTTTTACACGTAGTGTTACCTAAAATAGAGTTATCCCCTACCCCTAGTCTATCAAACCCACAACACCATTGACGTTGAAGGGGTAGGGGTAGGTTTTTTATCCCCTACCCCATCCCCTACCCCTAGTTCTGTAATCCACGCTATCAGAAGGAATCAATGGGGTAGGGGTAGCGCAGCCCAGTGTTTGCGGGGTGTCTGTTGTGAACCGTAGTGTACAGTTGCTGAATCAAAAATCTTTGCTTATGTTTGCGGTATGCCGGACAAAACTGAAGACCGCATTCAACAGGAAATCGTTGAATGGTATCGAAACCATTACTGCTTAAAGCACCACAACCCCAGAGGGATGATATTCGCTGTACCAAACCAACGCCAACAACATCTATCAAGGATTGGCGTATTGGCTGGTGTGTCAGATTTAGTGGTAGTACATCCAAACTCTACAATCGTGTTTGTTGAGGTTAAAACCGAAAAGGGCGTCGTATCAAAGTCTCAAAAAGATTTTGCTGAAAGAATATCTCCTCACAAATACCATGTGATTAGATCACTCAATAGCTTCAAATTATTAATCGCAGAATTGATATGAAAAAAATACTTATCACCATTGGTGTAATAATCCTATTTCTACCAGCATTACCATTCGTGGTGATATCCGCCCTTTTCGGTGGTTTCTTTGGAATGAACGAACACTTCTTCCAGCACGCTAGGGAATACGCCAAGACCAGTATCAGACAGTCGCTACTTAAATCTGAACTTAAAAAGTCCGCAGCGGCGCTCGAAGCTTCATCATTGGACCAGGAGAAAGTGAACGAGGCTGTCGCTAAGATTCAAGAGGTACTGAAAAAGTGATCGATTTATCTAAGCCATATGACCCGCCTATGGATCGGACCTCCATCAATTGGGGTCTGAATCCGAAAATTTCCCCTTAGATAACGATGATCTAATTAAGAAAATAACAGCATTGATGTAATGGCAACGAATAAATCACCGATATACTTCCGAGAGTCTTCGAATAACATCGACGCCAGAACCATTCCTGTTGCCGACTTTGATACCACTATTGAAATTGGAGATTATTCTGGCCCCTGGTTGATTGAATTGTTCCGATCGCTTACCGATGGAAACGTGACTGTCACCTTGAATTATTCGATGGATGGTACTAATTTCTTTGAATACCGAGCAGATGTTGTTGACATTAAATTGTCAGGTGCTGCATCTGCGATTCATATTCCACCAATTTTCGACGACGGTCTTAAATACAATTATCTACAGCTTTCGTTTACCATTTCTGGAGCGCCTACCGGAAATCTGACGGCGCGACTGTATAAAATCCCCGACCTACCCGTTGGATAGACCATGACTGAAACCGTGAAAATATCGAAGGTTAAAACTAACCCCGATAACCCTAGACTGATAAAAGACGATAAATTTCTAAAGCTCGTTAAGTCCATAAAAGAATTTCCAGAAATGCTCGAGCTTCGACCTATCGTCGTTAATTCCGATATGGTTGTGCTTGGTGGTAATATGAGATTGAAAGCCTGTAAGGAGGCTGGATTGGAAGAAGTTCCTATAATCCGTGCAGCTAATCTCACCGAGGACCAACAGCGTGAATTCATCGTTAAGGATAACGTAGGATTCGGCGAGTGGGATTGGGAGATGATTAACCAGGATTGGGATGTGGAGAAGGTTGAGGAGTGTCAGGTTATTATCGATAGAATTCGTAAATTGGATTCAAAGATCGTTATCAAAAAGAACGGCAAAAAGCTGTGATACTACTGTGGCGAAGAAGAAGAACAATACAAAAAATCTTGTACACTTTAAGAAGGGTGAAGATTCTCGACGTAACCTGAAAGGGCGACCTCGTAAGCTGCCTCATTTGGAGGAGTTGCTTGCTGACGTATTGGGTGAGGAGAAGGATGGTATTGCTGCAGCTGAAGCGATTCTAATGGCTTTACGTAAGAAAGCAACTGCAGGCGATATAAGGGCTGCGGAGGTTTTATTGGATCGCGCATACGGAAAACCTAAACAGGCAATTGATATGACAACAGGCGGCGATAAAATGACAGCCGTACCTCCGACCATTGTATTCAAGAATTTTATTGAGAAAAAACCAGCAGCCAAGAAGAAGCCTGCAGCTAAGAGAAAAGCAGCCGCTAAGAAGAAACCACCACTGAAGAAAAAAGGCAATGGCAAATGAGATTGAAATAAGCGAAAAATTCCAACCATTATTTGAGTTACTAAACGGCACTCATCCAGAGATCGATACCGTCATTCTTACAGGAGGTCGTGGATCATCCAAATCTTTCAACGTTGCTATACTCGCCCTGATGGGTGTTGTCACAAAAGCTTGGAAAGTCCTATACGCTAGATTCACTAATCAATCAATTGGCGATAGTATCAGGCTTGAGGTTTCAGAAAAGATATCCTTACTCGGATATGAAGACTATGTAATCAGCCATGAGCGCCGCCTGAAATCGACAGTCGAGGACAGTGAGGGCTTTATATCATTCAAAGGTATCAAGACAGGATCGAAAGGTCAGACAGCTAACCTGAAGTCTTTATCCGGCTTCAATGTATTTGTCGTTGATGAGGCCGAGGAGATACCAGATTTTGAAACATTCAAGAAAGTCTACTACTCGATTAGGTCCACTGATAAGCAGAACATCTCGATCCTCATATTGAATCCTGCAGCCAAGACGCATTGGATATTCATTGAGTACTTTAAGAAGCGGAAAGTCAAATCAGGCTTCTGTGGTAAGAAGGAGAATGTAATGTACATCCACTCATCATTTGAGGACGTGGTACCAGGTGGGATACCACAGAACATCATTGATGATTATAAGCGGCTAAAGAAGGAAGACAGTCAAAAGTATAAGAACATCGTCCAGGGTGGGTGGATCGATCAACCAGAGGGAGCTCTATTCGGATTGAAGGAGCTTAACCGATACGATGGTTCTAAGATGGATTCTAAATCAGAGGAGATCGATGCGATCACATCCTTCATCGATACGGCCGACGATGGTGAAGACCATTTATGTATGACCGTTGGCTTCAATATTGGGCCTAAGATATTCATCCACGATGTTCTTTTCACACAGGAAGGAACAGATGTCACCCCTACACTTTGCGCTGAGATGTTGAACAAATATGACGTGAACAAATGTCGAATTGAATCCAATCTGGGCGGCTCAATGTACCGTGGATTAATGAAGCCTTATGTTAAACAATCGATACAACTGTTAACATCTAGGGCTAGGGCAAACAAACACGTTAGAATAACAACACTTGCTGGGTTTGTTAAAGAATTCGTTTACTTTCGTGATGACTATCAAGAGGGATCAGACTATGACTTGTTCATGGTTGCATTCATGGAGTACCTGAAGAATGGTGAAAGCGATCACGATGACGCGCCTGATTCAGTGACTGGATTGGCTGCATTCATCCGTAGGGACTATCGGAATTTATACCCGAACACGTATCTGCAGGGTGATGATGGTTATGATAAGAAGGAAGATTTAACTAAAAAAGACTGAAGATTATGCTAGACGGTAAAGGAAATTCAACTTTTAATAAGCTATGATATCACCACACGCAAATATCCACCCGTCAGCACTCGTTCACGATTCCTGTACGATATCAGCTTACGCCGTTATCGGTCCATTCTGTGTTATTGAAGAGAACACAACCGTCGGAGCTCACACAATTATTCAGGGCGCTGTTAGGGTTGGGGCTGGATGTATAATCAAGGAAGACTGCGTGATCAAATGGGGCGCGGTACTGACTCAGAAAGTATTGGTTATGCCAAACGTTTTGATCGGACCTTACGCCGTAATGTTGGGAGGTAAGGCTGACCGATCAGAGAAGCATGGAATCGTTATCGCTGAGAATTCATACATCGGTGCGAGCGCCAAGATAGCTGCAGGCATTAAAATACAATATCCCTGCACGATTGGAGTCAATGCGTTTGTAAATCGTGACATCGATAAGCCTGGCGTCTACGGTGGCACGCCAGCCAAGTACATTAAACCATTAAAAGGATCATGGAAGACCAAATAAGAAAATCTCTAAAAATTACAGGCAAGGAAGGCTTATTAACTCCACTTGATTTCACCGATCCTAAATTTGGACGTGACAATATTTGGTGGGCTGACGAATACAGTTTACACGCTTTGTATGCATTGGATCGAGGAACAGTATTAGTTCCTACAGGGGCTTCCCTTCAGTTAATTCCAATCACCCGAAAGACCAGATTGAATTTAATAACGGTTGATGATCCAGCACAAACAATGGCTGACTATCAGGAAGCATTTAATTCGATGCAGCCATTCGTGAATGAAACCCGACTGGAGTTCATTAGGGAGCAGCGTAAGGGGCTCGACTATCAAGATGAAGGTATTCATCCCTTAGCGCATATCGGAGAGTCCGGTATGGGTTATGAATGGGATAAAGAAAACGATTGCTGGCTAGAATTCCCTCAGTTAGGTGGTGTCAAGATTGGTGAGAACGTTCGAATCGGTGCATTCTCCTCTGTTAAGCGTGGTACATTGAAGGATCAGAAAACGATAATCGGCGATGGCTGCAAGATTGGGAGCCATTGCAATATTGGTCACAACGTTGAGATGGGTAAGAACTGCCTGCTTGCTCACAGGGTCAGCATTGGCGGATCTACAACTGTAGGCGATCGCGTTGTCATCTGGCAGGGCACGACGATTGCAAATAAGATAACAATAGGTCACGGCGCTGTGATCGCTCAAGGGGCTAACGTATTGAACGATGTACATGAGGGCATGACGGTAGCGGGTAATCCAGCCGAGGAGATATGAAAGCGATCAAGATGTACGTCAATGGAAAGCCTGAAGGCATCTACGCCTATACCACTCCAGAGGAGAAAATGGATTACCTACTCGATACAGGGGCTGACACGGCATCACATTGTTTAGCCATAATAGAGTGATAGTACGGGTTCGAATCCTGCCCCCTCCACTTTTTTTAGTCCAGTACCTCGTTCAGGCCAGTGATTTCTAAAGCCTGTTGTATTGAAGCTCCATTACGAACCAATCGCTCGAACGCCATTGCTTTGTTGGATAGAACCTTCGATGCCATCTCCTCGTCCTGCTTCATAGCTGCAACGTCAGAATAATCAAGCATCAAGTATTCAGTGTCTAAATCAAGCCCTAAGAATCGTGTCATTGATTCAGCATCATCTTCACTTTCAGGGATGATCGTATCTTGATATACCATTCGCTCGGCCTCTAGCATTATAGAGCCTGAAGTGGTTAAGGAACTCCCTTTAACCAGGGAGAATAGGTTTTCGTTAGATCCGTAGAAGTCGATAATCTTCCTAACGTCTTCATTAACTTCCTCGAATGCCATCATATCCTTGAGAGGAAACGACATCGGTTCCCATTTCATTGGCTTGGTTGTGACGATAATTTTAGATTGCTTTTGTGAGATACCGTAGGCTTGAGTATATTGATCCTCGATCTCTTTTCTCTCAGCCGGTGTTAATTGAAGAGTACCTTCACCATCTTTCGCTTCAGACGATATGAATCCGAGAGCTCCCATTTTTCTGAAGACAACATTTCGCAGACCCATCGCAGCTCTGATATTTGAAATCTCCATGTGAAGGATTGATAATGGAGATACCGGGATGATACCGTAATTACCAAATGACCTACGCATCATAAGAACCTCCTCAGTCTTGAGAGCAGTTTGCGCTTTGGTTCCTTGTGCGAACACATACGAGCTAACGATCTTATCCATGCTATCCATCCGGAGAATCTTACCGGTGAATTGAGGTGTCATTAATTCAGGCGGTATATTCCAGAGCATTCTAGGAATTGTCTTATTTGATAATGTACCTCCATCCTTGAATGTGTAATTTATTCCATACGTATTTCTATTGACTGATAGATCGAACAGGAATTCATTTCGAGATTGTAGAGGGCTTGGAAAATTGAGACGATTCACATAAGGGCTGTTCTCGACCTCGATATCTTTCTTGCCGTTGGCTGTTCGTTTAAAATGTTTCCACTTTCCATTGGCCTTCATGTTAGCGTTACGAGCTATGACCGTAGCTAGAGGGGCTGTTGTTGTTAAGATATCTCGCTCGATTCCCTGAACTTGCTCCCACTGTGGATCGCCTATACTCATCGATCCGTACTCTCTTCCTTCGTGACTTATTGGGGGTTCGCCTGTCCATCGATCAGTACCAGAAAACATATTCCAAACTCCGCGTAAAGATGACTGTGAGATAATCGACATAAAGATAGTTTAGTAAAATTCTATTCAAAAATAGGGAAAGTTAGGACGTTTTGTTCTATTTTTAACGCGAAATGAGTTTTCCTAACACATCCACAGAAAAAGTAACAAAGTCTAAACCTGACGCAAATGCTAGGGATAAGGCTATTCAGAAGGGTGTTAAAGATCGGTCAAGAAAAATTGATTCTAATAGCATCATAAAGAAATGATAGTAAAATTTCCTTCAGGTATTATCGGTAAGGGGTGGAAGCACGAGGCTGAATTCATTATGAATAACCTTGATGAGATCAAAGAGGAAACAATCGGAACTCGTAAAAATGCCGACGCCTGTCTGGTTGTTAATGCTGGCAAATCTGTACTGGCTGAGAAGGCAGAAGGCGATGATGAAGGTGCAAGTCCTTTGAAGGCTCGACTTATAATCAATACTACTTACGTGATGGATTCACATCGCGACGTACATATCAATGGAATTTGGGAAGAAGACCTGAAGAACTCAGACAAGACCCGGCCATTATTGCAAGAACATAAGAACCAATTTTCACACGTTATAGATGATGTCGCTAAAGCTGGCGTTCATACATACGACTGGACTCAATTAGGGTTGACGGCTGTAGGTAAAACCCAGGCTTTAACATTGGACGCGAATATAACTGAGCTACAAAACGCCTTCATGCACAACCGATATAAGAACGGTTTTGTCAAGAATCATTCTGTTGGGATGATTTATGGAGATTACGTTGTGGCGATCAATGACGAAGACAATTACCCAGAGCAATACAAGAACTGGAAAAAGTATTTCCCTAAAGTAGTCAATGGAGATCAAGCTGAAAAGGTTGGTTATTTCTTTGCGATTGTTAAGGCATCTATGGTTGAGGGATCAGCCGTACCAATGGGGAGCAACAGAATTACACCGGTGTATAGTTTACAGGAGGCGAAATCTGACCCGAACTTGATTGGTGATGGCGCGTCGTATGACGAAGAGACTATGAAAATGCTTTATTAAAAACGAAAATTTAAAACTTAACGCATATGTTTGAAAAGAAATCGCTTGAAGAACAAGCAAAAATGTCTAGAGAGGAACTGCAAACCTATAAAGACGATGAGACTGCTCACAACGCAAAGTTGATGACAGACTTAGAAGCAAAAATGCAGACGAAATTGGACGAACTCCAAGTTAAATTCGATGCGCTTACGCCAGCCGATCAGACGAAAGCTATTGAAGATTTGGAGAAAGATCACAACGACGCTCTCGAGAAGATCGAAGGTCAGTTGTCTGATATTAAAGGCCAATTGGCTGGAGGTATCAATGGCAAAGGGAAGTCTATCGAGGAAGTTCTTGAAGCTCGTAAGGATGAATTCAGCAAGTTCCTTAAGTCTGGTAATGGGTCTTTCAAGATCGAAGTTAGGGATGATGTGTTAGCTGTTAAGGCGACTCAGAACCCAGGTGATATCGATACTGGAACTGACTTTGCGACAATACTTCCGGGTGTTGGGTTAATTCCAAGAAACCGTCGTTACATGAAAGACATCTTCGTGATACAGAATGTGAATTCTGAATATGTGAAGTACATCGATCAGGAAACTGTAGTTCGTGACGCGAAGAATGTAGTGCATTGTGTCGCTAGTACTTCGACGACGAAGCTTACATGGAAAACGAGAACGGTTGCAATTGAAAAAGTTAGAGATTTTATCGATGTTTGTGTCGATATGCTTAATGACTATTCTTTCGTTGAAAGTCAAGTTCGTGAGCTTATCACATCATCTATTGAGTTAAGAGTTGATACTCAAATCACTTCGGGTGACAACATTGCTCCGAATCTGAATTCAGTTGATAACGTTTCTGCAACGTTCAGTGCTTCATCTGCCGGTGCGGATTACGCTGGAACAGTTGAGGCTGCTCAGTTGATTGATTTGATCATTGTAGTTTCAGCGCAGATTTCTGCGTTCGGTTCTGAGAATTCTTGGATGGGTGATACCTGTTTATTGAATCCTCGTGATTTCACGCTGTTGAAATTACTTAAGGATCAGAATGATAACTACATCGCAACCAACACTGTTTGGAATCGATTAACGCCTTCTCCAGGTGGAGGTAGAGCGTTGATGTTGGATAACTCTATCGAGCTTATTCCAAACCCAAACGTTACGGCGAATGAGATGTATGTATTCGATTCATCTAAGGGTAAAATCTTAATGAGAAAAGGAGCTATCGTTGAATTCAGCTTCGAGAACAGTACGAACTTCGAAACCGAAAAGGTAACGATCAAAGCATACGAACGCCTTAACTTCCACGTGAGAAATGTGGACACGAATGCGTTTATCCATGTTGAAAGTATCAACGCTGCCTTGGCTGCGTTAGAGACTACATAGTCTTAAGACACCACAGAAAAGGTCTTCAGTCTTTCTGTTAGTGAGATGGGGAGTTGGCCGCGAGTCGGCTTCCCATTTTTTATTTAAAAAATCAAGCAATGAGTGATGAAATTGAAAAGGTAGATTGTGGAGGTCTGCCGATTATATTAACGGTATTTTATAAAAGGGTTGAATTGACTACCCTATGCTTCGAGGAGCTACAAAGGCAATCGGAACTATTCGGATTGAACGTCGTGGCTGTAGGCAGCGAAGGAATCCCGTCCAGCGCGTTAGCTGAGTCATTTGGTTTCCATTACGTGGAGGCCGAGAACATTCCCCTGGGTAAAAAGTTCAACGCAGGATCGCTTGCGATTCTTGATGAATACGAGAACTTTTCAGGCATCATCGTGATAGGGTCAGATGACTTTGTGAAAGATGAACTGTTCGAGAAATACCAAGGCATTGATGGATTGAAGAAGGAGGTTTACGGTCCGACTAGGATGGTTTACTATTCGACTACAAACCTTAGATCGTCTATCGTTCCATTGAATCAAACCTGGGGTGCGGGAAGGTTCTACACCTATCGAGTTCTTGAGGAACTGAAAGGGAAATTATGGTCTGATAAGATTAATAAAGGGCTTGATACCTATGCGATGTCTCGATGTCAAAGCGTAGGAGCTGTGATGGTTGCGTTTGATGATCCGATTGTGTTGGATGTTAAGCATGAATTGAATATCACGTCACACAAGATTGTCAACGCGGGAAGGTTTATGAAGGAGAAAGAACTGATCGCACTGTTCCCAATCATCGAAGCAATCAAAAAACTAACAGCCTCTAAGGAGGATAAACAAATACGAATGAGTAAGAATAAATCACGAAGAGCTATGGTAAGAGTCAAATTTTTAAAGGATGCTGCGGGCATTCCTAAAGGTACTGAAAAAACAATCCGATGGAGAATCGCTTCTGCATTGAAAAAAGACGGCACAGTCAGTATCGTGTCCGAGTTTGGTAACACAGCCAAGGCTGCTCCGAAGAAAGCTGCTGATTCAGGAAAGAATGTTGTTGACCTTGGTAAGGAATCTAAAACTGTTGGACAGATCGATAAGGCAGATGACGATTGTGGATGTGCTGGCAAAACAATCGAGGACTTCACAGTTCCTGAAATCAAAACTCGCTTAGAGGAGCGTAAGATTTCGATTCCAAAAGGAACGAGATTGAAGGCTGATCTGTACGCTTTAATGTGCGGTAAATAATATTAGGTTAAATGGGAATACTTGTTTCATCTTCAGACTTTGTTAAGGAATTTCAGTTGTCACAAAAGGCATCTTCGGTTTCACTTATTGATGAGGTCATAGCGAACCATGAACGAATCTTGATACTGCAGTTATTCGGTGTCACGCTTGGTGCTGCGATCATCGCGGAGATTGAGACCCCTCCGATATCAGACGCTTACAATGCTGTGGTTAACCCCATTGAGTTGGATGATTCACAGTGTCGAAAGATTCTGATATCGGAGGGGCTTCAGAAGTATTTGATCGCGCACCTTTACGTTCTAGTGGTAAATGAATCGATTGTACAGAACACGTCTATCGGTCCGACAACAACGTCTGGAGAAAACTCAGTCGTTATAGATCCGGCACTTCTGTTGACTAAGATGTTTAATCGAGCAGTCCGAACAGGGAAGGCCATTCACAGATACATCGAATGGAATCCTGAAGGTTACGACTACACTGATTTCAACGGGAAGAAAATCGAATTCATGCTTCCGATCTAATGGCTACCTATGGTGAAATATTAATACTGCGCGACCTTATCGAGGCGCTGATTCATACCGTCACGGTTGACAGTATTGATGAAGTCGACGATACTAAGGTCTATGTTTGTCAGACGTATTACCTTCACACAGGGAGCTTCTTTACGATTGATGATGTGAAGTACACAGTTGTGGATTTTAAAATCAATACTTGGATAAAATTAGATGTTGCGCTTCCTGTCGAGACCGAGACTTTTGATATTCCGATACCATCGTTTTATCACGGTACGCCGAAAGCAGCAACGGAAGAAACCAACGAAGCTCAAAACATACCAGAGTATCAAGGTCCGATAATTTGGCTTTTGACTTGGGTTGATATCGCTGGACCAGAGAATGAATTCTCATCTGCTGTTAGGTCCACAATTGTCGGAGGTAATCTATTCATCATTGACGATTGTAAATTCGAAGACTGGACTTCGGATCAGCATCACGAGGAGGTTATCAAGCCAATGCAGAATGAGTTTAACTACATTCTAAGCGCGATAAAAAACAGGCTGGATATTTTCGGCGATTTAAATACGTCGCAACGTCGTGTCCGTCCCCATGTTGATTTTGGGAAATACGTTTCTGATCAAGGATATGATGGCACACTGTTGGCTGCAAGGCTGTCCGGTATCCAGGTGATAATGGATATCCCTTACATCATTGATCTTGGCTGTTGTACGACTGCTGAGATTAAACTATGCGCTGACGTTCAGATTTATTTAAGTTCAGTTAAATTCCAAGACGCTGAAGCTGGAAACATTGTGGATATTTCAATCATCGACACGAACGACGACCCTGTTATTCCAATAAAAATTGATGACAATACCGCTCAGGTACCAGCAAGTGGCGGCACTCCTGTAACGTCATCTTATAACGGCGCTGGATTAACCGATACGCCTGACGGTGAGGATAAAGCTATTACAGGTAAAAACAGCCTCGGTGCAGACGTTGGTACGGTTAGCACCGATACAGCGAATGATACAGCGATTGATATTGCTGACAGTCCAATTGAAAGCAGCGGCGCAGGGTTCACGGACTCTGTACCCTCCGAAGACACTTATACTATTGCAGATGTAGCTTGGACTAATTCAGATGGGTCTCCAGAGACTTCGGAATATGGATCAGCTATCGTTTGTGACCTAACGCCAACCGTTTACGTTCCTAAACTGTTCACAGGACAGCAGATAATATACTACGGCCTAGATGACGGTCAGGCTCTGGCTGATGGGCTTTATGCGGGCGCTGGAATAATTGACTATTGGACTCTTGCACCTGGAAATCTAAACGTTCACGGAACGAATAAGAGGTTTACAGGCAAGGACGGTGGATATTTTGATCCTGTTGATCAGTTGATCTATGATATTAATGGCGTCCTATCTGATAAAGCCACAGAGTTCTCAGTCGACCGACATTATTACGATCATTATAGAGGGCTGAAATATTATATTAACAGATCAGGATCATTGTCATGGACGGCTGCAATGGATTTCGCTTCAAACCTTGTAAACCCAACAAACGCAGAAACAGGATATAGGGCTTGGAACCTATCGGAGTGGGAAGATATGATGACAGATGATAAAAGGTTGGAAGATTATTTGCCGTTAACTGTTTTCAACTTCGGAGGCTTAACGATGTGGAGCAGTACTACCTATAAGAAAGCAACAACTAGTGCGATGCGGATTAATTCAGGTAACGGTACATCTTCTGCGTCAAATAAAACACAAGCCAACCCAGTAGCAATGGTAAAAGCATTTTAAGATGGATTACAACTATAACGGAAATATTATCAAGGACGGTGTTATAACGGTTCGTGACATGCCGATTGTTTTTATAGATGAAACGGCAGTCGTTGAGCATGTAACCATATTCCTTGAGGGGACAGACGAAGACGGAAATCCAGATGGTATTCCTTTTGAATTAGAGGGAAATGATATTCCGAGCACAACAAGTTACAACGCAATAAAGGCGTGGGCTAAAAAGAAATTGAAAGATAAAGAAGTATGGATCCAGAAGACGTACAAGAAATAACGGAGGGAGTAGCGAAAGCCGTAGAAGGAAACGAAAACCTTCTCTATATCATCGTTGGGTTGATGATCGCTATAGTTCCACGCCTTTATAAGATGCTTCAGAAGCGGTTATCGAAACAAATTGACGAGAAGGTTCACGCCATCGCTGAAGAAGTAGCAAAGCCATTCACTGAATTGACTGTCTTAATTCAAGAGCAACACAAGGATTCAATGGATGCACAGAAAATGTTCATGAAGGAAATGGTTGGGATGCACGAGCGAATGGATAAACACGAAGAACGAATTGAAAAACTAGAACCGTAATGGATGCGACTTTAGACCTCATACGGATTTGGAAGGACGTTAAGCAGACGCTTGGCGAGGCTACGATATTTGGTATCGAAGGTGATTTGATGCTTTCAGTTTTCACGTTGGAATTGCCTGACCTGAACGATGACGGGATTGAAGATAACGAGGTTCGGCAGTCATGTATTCCTGATGGAGTTTACAAGGTTACTAAGGAAATGCACCACAAGCTGGGGAAGGTTTTTCGTATTCACGGAGTAGAGGGAAGATCAGGTATTTTAATCCATATAGGTCAGTACCATTACAACACATTAGGTTGCATTTTAGTTGGGATGGATCAACGCGATCTTAACAACGATGGATTGATTGATAACGTGTCAAGCACTAAAGCGATGAACGCTTTATGGGAGTTCGATATTAACGAGATAAGAATCACGACCAGACTTTAACGGAAAAAGAGAATGATAAATGTCATAAGTACATATCGACCATTTGATCCAAAGCTCCCGATGAGCTATATCAATGCTATCACCAATTTTTCTGGGGACTCTCCAGATAACCACGTCGCAATATCGATGCCTTACATTTGGGATGATGAAGCAAAACTACTTGTGCCTGTTGATTATCAAATGGTTCACGAGTTCATGGGTAAAGGTTGGAGTCAGATGCCATACACTACATGGGCTGAAGGACGAGTGGGGAGCTGGGCGACGTTTTACGATTGCCCTAATGCTGGATTCAATCTATCCTATTACCATCTTATAGCTGGGAAGAAATACGACTTCTTAGATGCGTTTGCTCATTTCCTGAAGAAGATCGGAATGAAAAAACGAGCGGCTAAAATATTTGAAAAAAATAAATATAAAGCATTCACGTGTTCAAAGGCTGTAGCCTTGCTGATGGATATGGATAAATGGTGGGAAGCTCACCCTGTTGATGTAGTGCTCGAATGCGAGGCGCGACAGTATTCAGACGATAGAAGACTGCTTTAAGATATTATAGATATGCCGATATAGCCCCGGCAAAATTGGGTGAATTTTTAAATTAATACTTATAACATGAGTGAATTTTGTGATTGTTCTACAAATCCGCCCAATCCTGGGCAACCGAAATGCATTGAGTCCGCAGAGCGCGACCGACGTTTCATATTTATGTATGTCGTTGCTGACGACGGTACATACAATGAAGTCTTAGAATCAGATTTCGTTGATGGAAAATTAACTACAGCATTTCTAACCGCGAAGTTTAACCACGCTGATCCGTCTAAACGATGGTATTTAGGAATTCCATACAATACCCCAGAGCCTGTCCGTGAGGATAACGTTACTCAGGACGTTGATGGAATGCCGAAAACTGTACGTCAAGGAAACTTGAACTATGCAGCAATGATCTTCGGTAAAGGCGCAGACGCTGCTTACACGAAAGACATCCTTGCTTGGTCTTGTAAAGATACGTCAGTGATGACTATCGACGTTTCAGGAAACCTGAAAGGGAAGGAAGTTACAAACGCTTCAGGTGTTATTGCGTTCAGAGGTCGAGTAGTTGAGCCTGACACGATGAAAGCTATTTGGACTGATAAGAAAGCTGATGCGTTACGTCAGATCGCTTTCGGTTGGACACTTTCTGAAACTGAGGTTGATTATGAATTTTCATTCATTAATCAGGGGAGTACAGGGCTTGAGTTACAAAACATCGCTGGCGTTGTTGACGTAACAATGGAACTTTCGGGAATTACCACTATTGGTGGTACGTTGGAGGCCACGTACAAGTATGGAACTTTCGGTGCTAAACAACCGCATTTAGGGTTGACTGATACTGAAGTTATTCTAACGAATACAACTGACGACGCGACTGTCGTGATCGTTCTGACGGAAGTCGGTGATGGTATCTATACTTATACTCACGCTGCTCAAGATGCGGGCGACGCGATTTCGGTTGCGCTGCTTCAGTCTTGGTACATGAGTACTGGAGATACTGGAAATATCCCTACATAGTAAATTGATGTGCCAAATCTTTTTCTTGACACTCCGCTTGCCAAATACGCGCGTAATCTTGTTGCCCTCAAGGGCGCAGGATCGCGCGTGTTTAAGCGGGTTCTAAATACTCAGGAGGTAAAAGACCTGATTACTTGGCTGAATACTCAAGATCAATTATTTGGAAAAGGCTTTGACAGCGAAGGTGATTCGTTGGGTGATTATACCCCATTCACTGTTGAGATAAAAAAAGGTAAAGGTCAACGCCACGATCACATCACATTAAAGGATGACGGGGATTTTTACGCGAGTTGGAAGGTTATGGTTTTGAACAACCGGATCGACTTATCCGTGAATGATTCTGGTAAATATGACGAGCCATTGTTGAAGGTTTTTGGAGAGAAGGTTGTCGGTCTGACTGAAAGGAATATGGAGGAGTTGAGAAAACTAGCACTGGCATTGTACGTAGGCGACTACTGGACAAACATCGTTAGGAAACCAAACCCCGCAATGACGGCAAGTTTAAAGCAACGAGTTCAAGCAAAATTCAATAAATAGATGAGGTTAGGTTTCAAACATAGAATTTTAACATTCGGTAACAGAGCTACAAGATTCATTCATGTGGATCCGCTTTATAAAGATATTGATGAAATGCCTGCTGCTTCTTGGTATAAGATTCTGGAAACCGGAGATAAATCACATTTAAAGATCGATACGATTTATTCGGTACGTGATCAGGATGTTGAAGATCGATGGATGAAACTTCAAGATCAGTACTACGATGAATTTGGAACAACGCCTGAACTTCAAGAATTTTTATACAAAGCTCATCGATTGAAGGATTTACTTTGCGAATTTATAATGACAGGCAACCGTCAGCTTTTGAGTGAAATCAATATGCTGGAAATGGACCTTGAACCACCAGAAGAAGGTGACGAGCCAAAAGTTAACTTCTATTCGACTGTTGATAAGGTTGAAGTTATTCGAAAGTTACAACTTGACTTGGATAAAATTAGCGTAAAGCGTTGGTATAGCATCCTTAGAAATCTCCGTTCTCACGCGTCTAAAGCCGCAAATAATCAAGGATTAGACTAATGGCTGCTATTAAGGGATCAGACATAGTTCAAGATAATCACTTAGCGAATGCGATTGCGGACGCTGAGAAGTATCTGGAATTGATGCGTCAGGGTAACGAGATGATTAAGGAGCGAGCAAAGCTACTTAAGACATCTGAAAGTTCTGCGGGTGGATCGACATCGAAGAAGATTAAAGAGACAAACGATCAGCTTACAATTGCAAAGGGACTCAAAAAGGATCAGGAAAACCTAAATAAGAAATTAGCCAGGTCGGAGAGAACTCTAGTCGAAGCATACTCCGCAGAGAATAAGCAAATTATTGCTAATCAGGAAGCGACGAAAGCTCAAAAAAAACAGATCAAGGATCAGATCAAATTAACCAAATCTGCAGATGGTTCGATTGTTCAAATGCGAGCTAAACTATCGCAGCTTACTTCTACCTATGATAATCTAACAAGGGTACAACGGGAGAATTCAAACGTTGGTGGCAAGCAAGTTAAATCCATTCAGAAACTAAGGGAGGAAATTCTTAAGCTGGAGAAAGCCACTGGACGATCACAGCGAGATGTAGGTAACTATTCCAAAGCATTGAGGAACGGTGCAGCGCAGGCGAGAAGCCTTGCAAGCGCGTTAGGGGCTGTTGGAGGGATTATGCTGTTCGTTAGAACTATCCGTGACGCATTCAACGTTATAAGAGATTTTGACGCAGCACAAGCCAATCTAGCGGCGATCACTGGTAAGAGTGTTGAGGAGTTGTCTAGTCTGACGGCTGAAGCGAAGGAGCTCGGCGCAGTAACAAAATTTACAGCGTCACAAGTCAGCTTATTACAATTGGAGCTGGCGAAGCTTGGCTTCACAAGTAAGCAGATTAGCGAGGCCACGCCGGATATACTCGATTTTGCTTCAGCATTAGGTGTCGATCTTGCGCGTGCGGCAAAACTTGCTGGTTCAACCGTTCGAGCCTTTGGGTTAGAAACAACAGACACCGCAAGGGTGACGAATGTATTAACTGCTGCAGCAAACAAATCAGCATTATCATTTGAGTTCCTTGAATCAGCGATGTCAACGATTGCTCCGGTTGCAAACGCATTCGGGTTCTCATTAGAAGAAACTACAGCCTTATTGGGTACGCTGGCAAATTCAGGATTCGACGCTTCAAGCGCCGCGACTGCTACCAGAAACATCCTTCTGAATTTAGCAGACGCGAATGGTGCACTTGCTAAATCTCTAGGTGGTCCAGTTAAGAATTTACCAGATCTAGTTGCTGGACTGAAAAAATTAAAAGAAGAAGGCGTTGATCTTGCTGAAGCTCTTGAGCTTACAGACAAACGTTCGGTTGCTGCATTCCAAACGTTCCTGAATAACGCAGATGCAGCCCAAGAGTTGAGTGATGGTATTACCGGAACAAGCGCTGCAAGTGAAGC